GGGTTAACCCTACCCTACCCCAATACCCCAGAATTCGGGGAAAGGGACCCGGGCCCCTATACACTGGGTTCCGCACGAACGATACTTATTTTTTAAAAAACACCCCCCACCCCCCTATATTTTTTTTGGTGCGCTGGTACCAGCGTTCTGTCCTAGAGAACACCCCCTTGTGTTTTATTTCGTCTACCCCCCGGGGGGTATATATTTTTAGGAGTAGAATCCCCACCGTACCCCATACAAGGAGCAAACATGGAAGAACAACGCTTTGGTCGGCTAACGGTAAAGTCTTTTTTCTCTAAAGATCGAAACCATAACAAAAGGTGGCTCTGCCTCTGCGATTGCGGTAACGAGAAGGTGGTGCTTGGCGACAAGTTAAAAGACGGGAACACTCAGTCTTGCGGTTGCTACTACGCAGAGTTTTGTAGAGCGCTTGTTAGCACAGCGGAAAAAGAACGCAAGCCGTACACAAAAAAATCTTGGACCGCCATGATTGCCCGATGTACAAACCCAAAGTCCCCGAGCTATTGCAGATACGGCGCAAAAGGTGTAACAGTGTGCGACCGTTGGCTGCACGGTGAAAATGGCGAGTCTGGTTGGACCTGTTTCTATACAGATATGGGGCCAAGACCCACAGACCGTTCAATTGACCGGATCAACAACTACAAGGGGTACTTCTTAGAAAATTGCCGTTGGGCTACTCGTAAAGAACAAGCAGCCAACAAAAGAAAAAAAGTTCTGGTATAGTTCGGCCACCCTTCCCGCTAACCCGGTGCCTATGATTTCAATTACGCCAAGTGCGGATCATCCGATCCCTTTTGATCTTTCTGAGGAATTGCCTACTACCGTAGCGCAAAGCGTAGCCATCGCTGCCAATACGGTAGACCTGCTAGAGCAACTTGGCGCGAGCATTGATTTCAAACCAGAAGACTTTGCAAAGGCCGCGTCTCTGGCCAAAGGCGAAAAACAAACCCCGCAGGTAAGCAACATCACGAATCCGGGCACAGCCAAAGTGCTGTCTATAGCCATCAAAGAATATGACTTTCAAGTCTTTACAGATGTGCAGCAGGCAAGGAACTTTGTAACGAGCAAGTTGGTCAAGCTAGCAGATTGCGGAGACCCGAAGCTTGAACTCAAAGCGCTAGAGCTACTAGGCAAGCACAGCGACATCGGCCTCTTTACTGAACGCAGCGAAATTACAGTGCACCACACATCTAGTGCATCACTGGAGAACAGCATCAGAGAGCGAGTAAAACGACTGCTTAATGCTGAGGTTATTGATATCACTCCCCTTGACGATCTAGACGAGCAACTCGGCCCTATAACGGAGCCGGGAGTCTTCAAAGAAGCCGAGCCAGAGTCTATGGATACGCCAGAAGTCGCAAAAGATGAGCAGTAACGTCTCGCTCAAAGACATACCGGCCTTGATTAACTCCGGGCAGTTGTCAGAGGCTGACCTCCGGGTGCTTGACGCGCAGCTTGATAAGCTTGAAGAGTTGAAGACCAACGAGTTGATGCACGAGAAGTTCATTAAGTTTGTTGAGGCTATGTGGCCGAGCTTCATTTCCGGGCGTCACCACAAGAGAATGGCCGAAGCGTTCGAGCGAGTAGCCAATGGGACGTGCAAACGGCTCATCATCAACATGCCACCCCGGCATACCAAGTCAGAATTCGCCTCATATTTGCTGCCAGCGTGGTTTTTGGGCAAAAATCCGGGCAAAAAGGTCATTCAGACGTCCCACACTGCGGAATTAGCGGTGGGTTTTGGTCGAAAAGTGCGAAATCTTGTGGATATGGAGGCTTACCATGAAGTTTTTCCCGGACTGGCTCTTCAAGCTGACTCAAAAGCGGCTGGTAGGTGGAACACCTCCAAGGGCGGAGACTATTTCGCTATTGGTGTTGGTGGTGCTGTTACAGGTAAGGGCGCTGACCTACTGATTATTGACGATCCGCACTCTGAACAAGAAGCGGCGATGGCTGCTACCAACCCCGAAGTCTATGACAAGGTGTATGAGTGGTACACATCAGGTCCACGTCAGCGTCTCCAGCCGGGGGGAGCGATTGTGATTGTGATGACTCGCTGGTCGCAGCGGGATTTGACTGGCCAAGTGCTCAAGTCTGCTGCCCAGAGGACAGGCGAAGAGTGGGAGGTCATTGAGTTCCCTGCGATTCTTCCGAGCGGTAACCCGCTTTGGCCAGAGTTCTGGTCGTCGGAGGAGCTAGAAGCACTGCGTGAGGAGTTGCCTAATAGTAAGTGGCAAGCGCAGTACCAGCAGAATCCGGTGGGTAACGAGAGCGCAATCGTGAAGCGCGACTGGTGGCAGTGGTGGGAGGAGGATGACCCACCTAAGTGCGAGTACGTTCTCCAGACATGGGACACGGCGTTTGAAAAACACCAGCGGGCCGACTACTCCGCTGGGACGACGTGGGGCATATTTACGAACGAAGCGGACATGTCGAAAAACATCATCCTTTTGAACACGTATAAGAAACGTGTCGAGTGGGTGGACTTAAAGCGTGACGTGCTTAAAGAGTACAACGACTACGAGCCGGACGGGCTGCTCATTGAGAAGAAGGCCACGGGCGCTCCACTCATATACGAACTCAGAGCGATGGGCATACCCGTGATGGAGTACACGCCCAGTAAAGGGCAGGATAAAATTGCCCGGTTGAACTCAGTCTCGGACATAATTGCGTCTGGCAAGGTATGGGTGCCTCGTACACGTTGGGCAGAAGAACTTGTGGATGAGATAGCTGCGTTTCCGTCGGGCGAGCATGATGACTTGGTTGACGCAACAACACTTGCACTGATGAGGTTTCGTCAGGGTGGCTTTCTCCGCTTGCCTAGCGATGAGCCAGAAGAAATTAAGTGGTTCAAAAACTCGCGGCGCGAGAAGTTTTACACGGTCTAAATACTAAGGAACGAACATGGCAATCAGTAAAGGTTTATACGCCGCCCCCGAGGGTCTCGACCAAATCGACAACGACGTACCGGAAATTGAGATCGAGATTGAAGACCCGGAGTCAGTGAGTATTGGCGTAGGCGGAATGGAGATTGATCTCTTGCCCGCCAAAGAAACGGCGGATACTTTTGATGCCAACTTAGCCGAGTACATGGACGACGGAGCGCTGGGCACTTTGGGCGCTGAGTTGGTTGAGGACTTTGATAAAGATATCGGAGACCGTAAAGACTGGATACAGGCTTACGTTGATGGTCTGAAGCTGTTGGGTCTGAAGTACGAGGAGCGTACAGAGCCTTGGAACGGAGCCTGTGGTGTGTTCCACCCCATGCTCACTGAGTCAGTTGTGCGGTTCCAGTCAGAGGCAATGATGGAGACGTTCCCAGCGATGGGGCCCGTCAAGACCCAGATCGTTGGCGCTGTTGATCGCCTGCGTGAAGAAGCCGCTGCTCGCGTGCGCGAGGACATGAACTATCAACTGACCGACGTGATGGTGGAGTACCGGCCAGAACACGAGAAGCTGTTGTGGTCGCTGCCACTGGCAGGCTCTGCCTTTAAGAAGGTGTACTACGACCCATCGAAGGGCCGTCAAGTCGCTGTGTTTATCTCCGCTGAAGATATTGTGGTGCCTTACGGCGCGTCGAGTTTAGAAGGCGCGGAACGAGTTACGCACGTGATGCGTAAGACTCCGAACGAGTTGCTCAAGCTCCAGAAAGCTGGGTTCTACATGGACGTAGAGTTGGGCGATCCAAGCTACGAGTTGGACGACATTGAGAAGCAGAAGGCAGAAGAGACGGGCATGTCCGCCACACAGGACGATAGGTTCCGCGTGCTTGAGATGCACGTTGACTTGGACCTCAAAGGGTTTGAAGACAAGGACAAAGATGACGAGATGACGGGCATCGCCTTGCCGTACGTCGTTACCGTAGAGAAGGGCACCAACAAAATTTTAGCTATTCGGAGGAATTGGTATGAAGACGACAAGCTCAAGACCAAGCGACAGCACTTCGTGCACTACCAGTACATCCCCGGATTTGGCTTCTACGGGTACGGTCTTATCCATCTCATTGGAGGTTACGCTAAGTCCGCTACCATGCTCATCCGTCAACTGGTTGATGCGGGCACTCTGTCGAATCTCCCCGGAGGACTTAAATCACGGGGGCTTCGCATTAAAGGTGATGACACTCCGATTGCCCCCGGCGAGTTCCGAGACGTAGACGTGCCAAGCGGTTCAATCCGCGATAACATTTTGCCCTTGCCGTACAAGGAGCCAAGTCAGGTTCTCTATACGCTGTTCCAGAACATCGTCTCCGAGGGACGTAGCTTCGCATCGTCTGGTGATATGAACGTGAGCGACATGAGCGCTCAAGCTCCGGTGGGCACAACTCTGGCTCTGCTGGAGCGTACGCTCAAAGTAATGACGGCTGTTCAGGCCCGCGTTCACTACGCCATGAAGCAGGAGTTCAAACTGCTCAAGGTCATCATTGCTGACTACACGCCAGAGGAGTACGACTACACACCGGAGGACGCTGGTCGTCGTGCGAAGAAGTCCGACTACGACTCAACTGATGTTATCCCTGTGTCCGACCCCAACGCCGCGACGATGGCGCAGAAGATTGTGCAGTATCAGGCCGTGTTGCAACTCGCTCAGCAAGCCCCACAGTTGTACAACCTACCGCTGTTGCATCGTCAGATGATTGAGGTGTTGGGCATCAAGAACGCCAACAAACTTGTGCCTGTCGAGGAAGACGCATTGCCAACAGACCCAGTGCAAGAGAACCAGAACTTGCTGACTGGCAAACCGATCAAAGCGTTTATGGAGCAGAACCACCAAGCTCACTTGGGTGTACACATGAGCGCGATGCAGGACCCCAAGATCATGCAGATCGTAGGTCAGAACCCGCAAGCGCAGATGATTCAAGCGGCCATGATGGCCCACATCAATGAGCACGTTGCCTTCGAGTACCGTCGTCAGATGGAGGAGAAGATGGGCATGGTCTTGCCGGGTGAAGAAGAGCAAAAGAATATGTCTTCCGAGCAAGCCGACCAGATTGCTATGGCCGCAGCGCAGGCGTCGAAAGCGATTCTCCAACAGAACCAGCAAGAAGCTCAACAACAGCAGGCTCAGCAGCAGATGCAAGACCCGGTTATCCAGATGCAGATGCAAGAACTCCAGATTAAACAGGGCGAGCTTCAGCTTAAACAGCAGAAGATGCAGATGGACGCCGCAGCTAAAGCTGACCAGCTTCGCATCGAAGAGTCGCGCATTGAGTCTCAGAAAGAGATCGCGGCTATGCAGGTGGGGGCTACAGCCGCCGCTGCTAAAGATCGCATGGAGAAGCAGCAAGAGCTTGAAGGTGCTCGTATGGGCATCGACATGGCCAAGCACAGGTCACAGATGGCCAACAACCGGTCGCAGCAGAATCAGAATCAAAACCGTACGAAAGGTAAATAACTTAAATGGACATTTATCACGTGTTTAGTCACGTTGCTAAGGAGATTGACAAGCTCCGGGACGGTCAGGTATCCCACCTAGCAAACGGTGGTGCACAAAGTTTTGACGAGTATCGTCATGTCTGCGGGGTTATCCGGGGTCTAACCCATGCAGAATCCATAATCAAAGACCTCGTGCAAAAAATGGAGACTAGTGATGATTGATTTTGATGTCGCTGCGGTGGACCTGTCGGGTATTTTGAACCAACCCGCTGAGGAAAAGGCGAAGCAACTGCCTGATCCAAAGAGATTCATGATGCTCTGCGTAGTCCCCGAAGCTATGGAGGCATACGCTGATAGTGAAGCGGGCATCGTAAAGTCCAGCCAATCCATGATGTACGAAGAGGTGCTGACCCCAGTGCTGTTTGTCGTCAAGCTTGGGCCCGACTGCTACAAAGATACAACCCGGTTCCCCAGTGGACCGTCGTGCAAGGAAGGTGACTTTGTCATCGTCCGTCCCAATTCAGGAACTCGCCTGAAAATCCACGGTCGTGAATTCCGCATCATCAATGATGACTCGGTTGAAGCGGTAGTGGAAGACCCGCGTGGTATTTCGCGTGCATCGTAAAGGAGCAAATTATGGCTACTAAATTTGAAGATGATGACTTTGAAGTTTCTGATGAAAAGGAAACTAAACAGACAAAAGCTGCTGTTGTTGAAGGGGAAAACTTTGAAGTAGAGATTGAGGACGATACGCCTCTTGACGATCGTGGTCGCAAGCCCATGAAAACCCCACCAGAGGAGGTCACTGACAGTGAACTAGCCTCTTATGACGAAAAAGTTCAAGCCCGGATTAAAAAACTAGGCAAGGGGTATCACGACGAACGTCGAGCCAAGGAAGAAGCCCTGCGAGAGCGGGGGGCGGCTGAAACTTACGCTCGGCAGATTCTTGACGAGAACAAGAAACTTCAACAACAGCTTGCTTCTGGAAGTAAAGCCTATATTGAGACTTCGCAGGAAGCCGCAACCGCCGCGCTGGCTGCTGCCAAGAAACAGTACAAAGAAGCCTACGATTCTGGGGACTCGGATGCTCTTGCTGACGCGCAAGCAGACATAACTCGCGCTACTTTGAAATCGGAACGCGTGCAGGGCATGAAACCGATCGAGGTTGACGAGAAAGAGTACGAATCGCCCCCCGATACCCCTAAAATGAACCCCCGCACAGCTAAATGGGTGCAAAAAAACAACAGTTGGTGGGGTAAAGACGAAGAAATGACTATGGCTGCTACCGGGCTTGACAAAAAGTTAGCACGAGAGTATGGTCCCGAGTACGTAGGTACTGAAGAGTACTTCCAAACCATTGATAAAACAATGCGCAAACGATTTCCTGAGCATTTTGAAGATGCTCAGAGCGACGAGGAAGAATATGACCCGCCTCCTAGAAAAAGGTCAGAACCGGCTTACGAGGATGAAACCCCGCGCCGTGCAACAAAACCAAGTTCCGTTGTGGCACCCGCTACTCGGAGCACACCGCCTAATCGTATTAGATTGAAGGCATCCGAAGCAGCGATCGCTCGCCGTCTTGGGGTCCCTATTGAACAATATGCTAAACAGGTTGCTTTGCTTGAAAGGAATAAATAATGGAAAACGCTAAAACCCTTGAAACCGGTCAAAATCGACTGGCTCGTGAATTAGACACTCGTGCGGCTACGCAACGCCCAATGGTCTGGCGTGCGCCCGAACTTTTGCCTAATCCTGATGCCCGCCCCGGTTGGACGCATCGTTGGGTACGTACAAGCACTATGGGTGTAGCTGATCCAAGCAACATTTCTTCCAAGTTACGCGAAGGATACGAACCCTGCAAAGGTGACGATTATCCTGAGCTTATGATGCACGCTTCCACTGAAGGTCGTTTCAAAGGAAACATCGAAGTGGGTGGTCTGTTGCTCTGCCGCATCCCGTCTGAAATCTTGGAATCGCGCATGCAACAGCACGATCAAAAGAACAAAATGCAGATGGAATCAGTGGACAACACTTTTCTCCGCGATAGAGACGCTCGATCTAATATGGCGATGATCGTCGATAAGAAGTCGAAAGTCACTTTCGGTTCTGGTTCATAAATTTTAGGAGTCATTAAATGGCAGCTACAGCTACCCCCTATGGGCTACGCCCCATTAACCGCATTGATGGCATGCCCTATGCAGGCGCAACTCAGACTTTTCTGATTGATCCTGCTGGTGAAGCCACCAATATTTTCTATGGTCAAGTAGTCATTATTGGCGCGGACGGCTATCTAGCCATCTCGACCGCCACTGGTGCCGACATTACGACCAACAACCTTGGCGGCAGCGGCATCGGTGCAATCGGCGTTTTCGTCGGTTGCCAGTACGTCAATACGCAAGGTCAAGTGATTAACGCTCAGTACTACCCCTCTGGCACAACCGGTGTGGTAACAGCTAAGGTTATTACTGATCCAAGCGTTGCTTTCCAAGCACAGCTAGATGGTTCTGGCGCTCAAACAGTTTTGGGCACTAACACCTTCTTTGCCGCTGTACAGAGCACCTCTACTGGCTCCACCACAACTGGTAACTCAACCAGTGCTTTGGAATCTACCGTGCAGACAACTGCTGCGGCTTTCCGTATTGTGGGCTTTGTTGAGGTTCAAGGCTTCTCGGCAATCGGCGACGCGTTCACTGATGTGTTGGTTAAGTTCAACCCCAGTGCCCACTCGTATTTAAACAACGTCGGCCTGTAAGGAGTTAAATCATGGCAATTTCACGCGCACAACTACTCAAAGAACTGCTCCCCGGTCTGAACGCTTTGTTTGGTATGGAGTACGCTCGCTACGGTGAGCAACATAAGGAAATCTACGAGACTGAAACCTCTGAGCGTTCCTTCGAGGAAGAAACCAAGCTGTCCGGCTTTGGTGCTGCACCTGTTAAGAGCGAGGGTGCCGCCATCGCTTATGACAACGCGCAGGAAGCTTTCTCTACCCGCTACACGCACGAAACCATCGCCCTTGGCT